TTGTACACCTACGATCTCGTTCGCGATCACAGTTGGCATAACCCTTCTGATTACTGGAAGAATAACCCTGTTTAACGTAGCAACGTTACCAGCAGATGTCGCACCTGCAGTGGCTTGCTCAGACAAATATCTTTTTGTGTTTTCTAACACAACGTCCATTGTCTTTTTCTTGTTGCCTGCTAAACCTTCAGTTAATGCGGCTTTTGTTTCGCCCCATTTTGATTCAAATAATTCACTCATTATTCGTTTCCCCTTTAGTTTGTTATATACCCGCTAATTTACGGATACTGTTTATATCAGCATCTCCTCTAGTCTGTCTGACATCCGCTTTGTCGCCTGAAGACTCAGAAATAATTTTCTTTGCCTGTGCAACTGGTTTGTCATCCATAACTGCTGGAAGATACTTGTCGTATGCAGATTTAAGTTTCCCTGTTTGAACTGATTCTAACAGTTGAGACATTACTTCTGCTTTTTCCTTACTTAGAGGTCTAAGTAAAGAACCCATCGTTTCATTGCGTTCCATCAAATCATTAGTTCTTGCAATCTCTTGCTCTTTTGATTCAATCACCGCGTTCTTTTCTTCGATGGCTTTCTCTGCGTCTTTAAGTTTCAAAGTGCTTTCGTCAACAACTTTCATGAGTTTAGACGTTTCCGACTTCTCATTCAAGTATGATGCTTGGTACTCTGAAGCAAACGCTTCGAATATTTTCTTACCAAAGTTAATTTCTCTAGCATTACCAATATCTTCTTTCAATTGATCAATTTCTTGACCTAATTTTTTGGTTACTGCAGATTCTACAACTTTAGCAGATCTCTTAATGAAAGTTTCTTTTAGTTTTGCCAATTGTGTTTTGGCTTCTTTCACTAGTTTTACTTTTGTTTCTACTACGCCTTTTTTGTCTTCATTAAATTCTTTAATTTCTTTAGCAAGTGCTCCTACTACGAACTCTTCTAATTTTTTAAAGTTTTCATGAACGCCTTGTCTATCAGCGTGTAACTCTTTTAACTCGTTAGTTAATTTGCTTAATACAAATTCTTCTAATTTGCCTGAGTGTTTGCCTACATTTTCTTTGTAAGCGATTTTTTCTTGTGCAAGTGACTTTCTGTCCTCTATAAATTTGCTAATCTCTTCAGATAACTTTGAAGTCATCATTGTATCGATTGCTTCGACCATGTTGTTTTTGTCATGCTCGTATCTTTTAGCAAATTCTTCTCTTAGTTCAGCAGTTACTTGATCTCTGTTTTCCTTAACTTTTGAGTTCCATGCTTCTTCGATTGAAACTTTTGTTTCTTCTCCAATAACACCTGACTCAACTAGTTTTGATATTGCGTCGATCATTATTTTAGTCCTTTTATTACGTTTTTAATAGCATCTTTTAGATACTTTTGTGCTTTTTTGTCATTTCTAACTTCAGCCGCCATGCCCATTGCTCTATTACCACCTCTTGTGTTCATCAAGTGTTCGTAAATTGGCGTTGGGTAAGCACCTGGTGCCGAAGGTTGAGCCACAACATCAACAGTGATGATTTCAAAGTCTGATACTTGGCCGCCGCCGTATTCGGAAATGTTTCCACTTCCTCTAGACGATACACCAAGTTTCACACCTGATTCCAACATTGTACTGACAAGTTGGCCCATTGGAGTAGGTAAAATTTTCATCTTACCGTACCCATTTGGACCGTCCATCCACATTTCAGTAATCATGTGAGACACACGGTCTAAATTTATTTTAAGATCATCGGGGTGATCTACTTCTCCAAGAACTGAATAACCAGAACTGATTTGATCATTGAGTGTTTTCACTGCTGTTTGTATTTCATTTACAGGATATACTCTTTGATTAGCGTTCTTGATTCCACCTTGAATACAGATACCTTTCATGTACAAATCCTTGCCGTCTTTGCCTTCGTGCAAAACCTGTACTCTAGCCTGATCGTAGGTTAAATGTTCTCTTAGATATAGTGATGACATCCGATTCTCCTAAATGGTTGTCTCAAATCAACAGCAATTACTTGCCAGCGATTGGAGATTTTCCTGATTTATCTGAACCGTCAGCAGTCGCAGGTTTAACTTCTTTTTTATTCAAAGTACCCTTGTCCTTGCCGCCAGTGTTTTCAAAGTCAGCCATTTTTTCCGCTGTAGGTGCTGGTCTGCCTTTTTCGTCAGCGCCACCTTTTGCAATATTTGAACCTCTTGCTGTGTTCATATCTGCACCACCTGTTTGCGTCATTGGCGAAGCCTTTGCATCGCTGTGATCAGCGTTGTCAGCATTTTTTTGGATTTTGTATTCTTTTACTTCTTCCTTTTTCATGCCTTTGTCTTTATGCATTGCTTCCATTGATAAATCAGCGTTAGCATCAACAACTGGTTCTAAAGACTCATCTTTATCTTCTTCGTCTTTTTCCATATCGTCTTTGCCACCCATCATTTTTTCGAATTCTGCTTTAAGATCATCTAAAGCATCTTCTAAATCAGCCACTCTTTCTTCAGTGTCGCCTTCTTCACCGTCTGCATCCATGTCTTTTTCCATGTCATCAGCGGCACCTTCTGCTTCACCTGTTTCGTCTGCGGCGATATCCTTGACTAATTCGTCAGTTGCATCTCCACCTACTTCTTCGATTGACTCTTCTTCTTTAGTTTCTGCTTCGTCAGTTTTCTCGTCTTCGATTGCTACTTCTACGTCTTCGCCTTCGTTTGCTTCTTCTGACTTAGATTCTTCAGTTTCTTTAACTGCTTCCTCTTTAGACTCTTCTTTAACTGCTTCGTCTTTTGACGCTTCAGTTTCTTCTACTTTAGACTCTTCTTTGGCTTCTTCTTTAGCCTCAGTTGTAGTCTCGTCTGCTAATCCTTCGTAGATGTCTCTAGACTTTTCTACTACGATTTCATGAAATAACGCTTCCGCTTTTTCATTCTCTTCGTTTATTAGCAATTCTAATAATTGTTCAAATTTATTTGACATTGCACGTGCTCCTTTTTGGTTTGCAAGGTTTGTTTGCTTATAAGTGAAGTATTTACGTCAAACGGCAAAAAAAGCCGAGAAATTGGTGTAAAAGTTAGGTTTTTATGATTTCTCTAGGTGTAAATTATATATCTTGACAAATTCTTCAATATCTACGTGCTTAAAATTTTTAGCAAATTCTAGATCATGAGGTTTGAAAGAGTTTTTTCCTGTCACTCTCCTGAATTGTATTTTAGGATAATCTCTTAAAACTTTTTTAGTCTGGTTCATCCAGTTGCCGTAAAAAGTTGCTTCATCAATGGATTTTTTGTAGTTTCTGGTGTCTCCAAACATGTTGTTGAGTGAAAATCTATTGTTTTTGTGGTCTCTTGGTAGTCCTTGATAGTCAAAACCCAGTATATATATTGTGTCAAATCCTTTGTCTGCGGCCATTTTTAATGCAGTTGGTCCAGAACTCCAACCCAGGCTGGGTTTAAACCAATTGATATGATTACAAATGTTAGGTTTTTTGTCGTACTGATGATTGAAGTTTGACCATACCTGATGTTTTGCCGGATAATCAGATTCTCCAATTTCAAATATCATTTTGGGATCAACAGCAATCAAGTAGTCAGGTGTTTCTTTTCTGTATACAGCATTGCAGGCAAAAACAGGTCCATGTTTTTGCATATCAGCAATTTTAATACCTTTACGAGATGTTCCGTTACCCAGAACAAATGCTATGTTGCTCATTGTTATAATGTTAAATTATCGTCTGTGGTAGGTTGTCCATACATTTTTTGGACAAAAATTGCTTCTTCTTTTTGTTCAGAGTCATGCTGTTCAGAAGCCAATCTCATTTTGTTGATGTCTTTGAGAGTCAATCTTGTTTTTCTAGTGTCTTCTTTGTCAAGCACAGAAATGTCTTGGTCAGCATTGTAGTTCTTTTGCTGTTCAAATCCCTGTTCACCTGCTGTAAAAAATTCTTTTAGTATCATTGCTTCTATTTATTTTATGTTCTGCCCGTGCCTGGTGTTGATGTTGTGCCTGGTACCGGTGGTTGTCCTGGTGTTGCTCCTGGTTGTTGTGCCGGCGGCTGAGTAGTGTCAGGTGCTTGTGGGTCTTCAAAATTATCAAGGTCACCTGCTATGCCTGCCTGTGTGACTCCACCCTGTCTTAGTTCACTGGATTTGGTTGCTTGTTTTTGTTTTATATTGTTTTCTTCAGCCCATTGCTGTGCGTTATCAGACATTTCTTCTTCAGTTAACCCTAGATATCTTTTTAACGCAAATCTTTTTGACATGTAAGGAAGTTCTGCCACTTGTACGAATGTGCCAACTCTCTGTTGATCCATTTCTGTTTGTCTATATTGTGCAAAGTTCTGCGGTGGATTTAGTTTCAATTCAAATAGACTGTTGTCAATAGAGTACCCTTTGTTTGCAATCCATAATTTAAATTCTTCGTCTAACACAGGACTTACGTTTCTCTGTAATCTTTCACAGTATTTGTTGAATCTTAATTCTTGAATGTATGCTGTGCCTACTCTACCATCATTGTATTGTTGTGCACCATCATCTGCACCTGTAGGCAAGTAAGAACTTGGTATTCTCAAACCTCTAAACAGTTTGTTTGTAAAAAATCTCAAATCGTCAATCTCACCTAGATTAGTACCACCCGGTAGTGTGTCCACTTTAGATCCTCTACCTTCTGCGGTCTGAGGGAAGAAGTAATCTTCGTTGATACTCATTGGATTGTAAGTGGCATCTACATAATTCATACCACCTGATGTGCTTGGAATTCTTCTTTGATTAATTTCATTTTTTACTCTTTCAACAAATTGCATTGCCAAGTGTGTAGGCATATTACCTACATCAATATAGAACACTCTTCTTTCAGGTGCTCTCTGTACTCTGTAGATAATGATTGCGTCTTCTAGCAATTCTTTTTGTTTGTAAACTTTAAAAACTTGTTCTAACACTGATGCTCCGAATGGAAACAGGTTGTCTAAACCGTCTGACATACTCAAGTGTACAACATGTTCAGCATTTATTGAATACTGATTCATTGTTCTGTAGAATCTGCCACCTGATGCTCCAGTGCCCATGCCAGCGTTTGTCATTGTTGTGCCTTGACCAGCACCTGCATAATTTTGATTGTATGTGCCACCTGTTGTACCGCCGCCACCATAAGTTTGATTTGGCGTAATCTGTGTTGCACTTAATCTCTGTAAATTTGGATTGACATCTCTGACCACGTACTGTTCTGGTTTTTTGCCATCACTTTCGTTTACAATTATTCTATCTACTTTTGCAGGATCAATGTAAAGTAATTTGTTTGTTTCTGGATCTCTTACAAAGAAACAATCTCCGTATTTGATTACATTTCTAAATGTTCTAAAAATTCTTTTTTGAAACTTGTTGGATTTGGTCCATTGTTGCAATGCTTTTTTCAAAAGTTTTATTTCAGAGTCAGTTACATCACCTTTGAATACAATGTCAAACGGAGTTTCGTTTTCTTTGTTACTCTGTGTGCAAAATTCTGCAAGAATATCCAGTGCCGCATTTACTTCTGAATCAGAATCCATTTGATCATACTGAAAGTATCTCTGTACTCTGTTTGGATGTCCTGTGTACACATCAGGCAGATAAGATGAATAGTTTCTTTTGGCAAACTGTGGATTACGGTCTCCTGCTATGGGAGACATGTTTGCATCTTTAAAATATTTTTTCCAGGCCATTTGTTATATTATACAAGATTACTGTTCAAATTTGCAAGTTTTCTTGTACTGTTTTCCGTATTTTTTTCTGTTTTAGCACTTATTTGTACTAGTGTATTTAAATGTTTTTCCATTTTATCAGAAACTTCTGTGAACATTCGTAAATTGCTGTTTTGTTCAGCGGCCAATGTTTCCAATCTGGCAAAATTGCCGCCTCCTGCTGGTTCTGCTGTAACTCCTGTTGAAGCATTTTTTATAACCATTGGTTCAACGTTGCCGGCTGAATTAGGTAAAAATAGTTCAGGGCCTCTTTCACCAACCAATGCTGGTTGTCCTTGTGCCAGTCCTCCACCAAATTGTCTTTGCTCAACCATGCCTCCTAAGGCACCTCCGATGAAATTTCCTGCTGTTGCTCCAATTGCAACACCCATAGGTCCTCCAAGCAGTCCTATTGCTCCTCCAATTCCTGTACCAATCAGTCCACCAATGCCTCTGGCATTATTGTCTTTATCTTTATCAAACAACATAGAACCTGATGTAAGAACTCCTAGGCCTATTGCTAATGGTGCTATTGTTTTTGAAAGCAAACCCATACTTCTACCAATAAAACCAAGTGGTCCCGCTAAAGTTCCTTTTGTTCCTATCGCAGTACCAGCCGCCACTATGCCAACTTCTTTCGCAAAATCCGCTGTGTATTTTAAAGCCGTCACCGCCGCAAAAGCAGTTGCCGCTGTTTTAGGAAATGTCTGTGTAAATTTTTCTATACCTGCACCTATTGTCTCTAAACTTGCACCGGACTGTCCCAAGAATGTAGCCACTGTTGGACCGATCTGTTCAAGGAAATTAGTCTGTAGGCCTTCAATTTGACTTTTGAATACTCTGAAACTTTCTTGTGTGACTCCAATTTGTGATGTCAATGCATCTCCCGCCGCTTCTTGTTGTCTTATTATAGACTCGAGGTCACCAAATCTACCTCTTACACTGATTAGTGCATTACCCACTTCTCCAACATTGCCTGCCGCTCTTAATACAGCGGGATCAAAATTGTTTAAGAATGTGTCACCGCCTGCTTCTAGAGTTTTGGCAAACTGTGCCGTGGATATTTGTCCTTCTCTCAATGCAAGAACATTATCTAAAAGTCCGTCGGTGGTTCCTACAAGTGTTTGTTCAAATTCTCCCAGAGGAAATCCTGTTGCTAAAATGTTTTTGACTGCACTGCCTAATGCAGGATTGATATTGTCAAGTCCTGCTGAAAATATTTGCAATTGATCTGCTCTAGTTTTTTCTAGTCCTTGTAAAAAGGATTGAAATACCGCATCTGCCTTTTGTGCTCGTACAGCCTCGTTCAATTGTTCTCTTTGTATGCCAGTCAGTTTGGCAACTTGGTCAATTTCTGCTGTGTAGTTTCTTAAGGCTTCAGTTGTAGCCGCTTGACTTCTAAAATCTTCTCTGCCTTGAGTTCTTTGTTGGTCTAAAAATGTTGAAAAGAAATCTAAATATTGTTCTGTGGTTATTCCTAATCCAGCAAATTGTGGTATAAGTTCATCTCTGACCTGTGAAGCCAATCTACCAATCTGTACTGCTCCGGTTGTGGCATCACCAAATAAGCCTGCTAGTACTTCGTTGTTGCCTGCAATGAAATCTGTAAATTCTAATAACGGCAATCTGCTGTCTCTAGCCGCAATTCGCAAACCAACCAAACTTTGATTAAAGTCAGCGCCAATACTTGCTAATGCTCTAAAGTTGTCAATGTTGAAGTCTAGGCTTTTTCCAAGATCGTTGACTGCGGCACCAAGTATAGGAAATGTTTTCAGTGCATCTGTGTAGAAACTAATTTGTTCTGCACCTTTAGTTCCAGCATCTCCCAATTTAAATAAAGTTTCACCAACATCGCCTAGTGTACCTTTTACCCTTTTGAATGCTTTTTCAGTGCTGTCAATTTGCTTTTCTAATTTTTCTAATTCGTCTAATTGTTTTTTGTTACTTGCAGAAAGTTTGTCGGAATTGCCTTTTAGTTTGGCCAGTGCTTTTTGTAAATCTTGGCCAGAGTCGCCACGTCCTACACGAGTTCTGAGCTCTTTGATAAGATTACCAAGCTCTTTACTGTTTTTGCCCAGTATCTTGTTCAGTTCTTCTAGTAGTTGTTGTTCATCCATTTTTTAGGCCGTTTTCTGCGTATATAAATATAGACACGTACTATTGTTCTATGCTATATTTATAGTACGTAAATTATGGTAGAAAACACTAACCCACTAAACAAGTATTACAGGCAACCTGCAATCTATATCTCTTTGCCCTCCAAAGGCAAATACTATACTGCAGAATCCTATCAACAGACAGAAACAGGTGAAATACCTGTTATGCCAATGACAGCCAAAGATGAAATGGCATTTAAAACACCAGATGCTATGATCAATGGTCAGGCCACTGTGGATGTGATCAAGAGTTGTTGTCCTAATATACTAGATCCTTGGCAATTGACCAACTATGACTTGGATACTGTTTTGTTAGGAATTAGAATTGCTACCTACGGAGAGACCATGGACATCAATGCAACGGTGCCTGTGGTTAACGAGCAGATAAGTCACACTGTAAACTTACCTGCTCTACTTGACGCTGTAAGAAACATAGAAATAAAAGATTCATTTACAACAGAAACAGGATTTGAAGTTTTTGTTAAACCTTTAACCTATAAGCAAACCACCAATGCACAGGTCAAAACATTTGAACAGCAAAAAATGGTGGCCGCTGTAGGACAGTCGCAAATGACAGACGAACAAAAAAGTCAAAAATTTGCAGAAGCACACAAAGCACTTACAGAATTAAATTTTGAAATACTTGCCACAAGTTTTTCCAAAATAAAAACTCCAGATGGACAAACAGTTGAAGATCAAAATCAAATAAAAGAATTCCTTAACAATGCAGATTCAAAAACTGTTAACGATCTACAAAACAAAATGCTTGAAATAAGAAACCAAGCACAGACAAAACCTATCAAACTTAAAGCATCTGAAGAACAGATCAAAAAAGGAGCGCCGGTTACTTTTGAAACACCGTTGACGTTTGATAATTCAAATTTTTTCGTATAAGACTTTTGGCACTCTCGGATTCTGAAATTGTAAAATATCTTAAAGACCTTGAATCAGAAATAAAAAACCTCAAACACGAACTTTTCAAGATATGTTGGTTTATGAGAGGTGGTGTAACTTACCAAGAATCTCTTAATATGGACGTGGAAGAACGCAAAATAGTAGCACAAATTGTAAAAGATAACCTGGAAACTACCAAAAAATCAGGTAGAGATTTCTTTTAAATAATGTATAATATTTAAATACACTAACTTAATGAAATACACTCGTATCAATATATAAATTACATGTCACAAAAAGATCTCCTAAGGGAGTTAAAAAGCACCATAAAAGAGTTGTCGGATGAAAAAGACGATCTCCTGACAAAACTCAAAAGCAAAGAAAGTCGTATCAAACAAGTATTGATACAATTAGAGCAGAGTGTGGACGATGTGGCACATTGTGGTAAAAAAATTCGTGAACAGGAAGAAGAAATAAAAGAACTAACCGAAGAAGTTAAAAATCTAAAAAAATCAACTGAGCCCGATAATGCAGAACAGACCACACAAGAAACACAGCAAGAAACCCAAGAAGACTAATCCAAAATCATACATTAAAAAATGGCTGAGAACATTTGTTGAAGTACCACATCCGGTATTTGCTGGCATGCCACCTTGTCCTTTTGCTAGACAGGCAAGACTACAAAACAAAATAAAATTTGCCTATTATTCATCTCCCGCAGTGTGGAGTGATCTTTATGTGGACATTGTGAGATGTGACTTTGACAAGTTTGATGTGTTGGCCATGATTGTGGAAGCAGATCAATTTTCCACCACAGAAACCAAACGCATTGCCAGAGACCTCAACAAGTTTTTC